CCAGTTGCATCTGGGAATGTGATCGTACGGTCTGCTGTTGGATCAGTTACTGCAACAGTTGTTTCATAATCATCTGCTGTAGAACCTTCAAATGAAATTGAAGAAGCAAAGACACCAACTGCTGCTGGAGCTGCCCACTCAACACCATATGTTGCACCTGATGCTGCTGTAAGTACTTGACCATTTGTGCCAACACCTAAACGAGCTACTGCATCATCTGCACTACCTACAATTAAATCACCCTTAGCATCAACGACACCTGCTGTGATAATATTTTTTCCATTAACGGTCGCAGTTGATCCCTCAACTACCAGTCCCGCCTTTACTCTAAAGTCTTTTGTTACTGTTGCCATTTTATCTCCTTAATTAGGCCTTTAACCCAATACGCAAGTAGCGTAAGGTTATAGGGGTTTGTCCACCCACAGGTACTACAGAAAGTGAAACTGTATCGCCTGCTCTAGATACGGAGATGGTGCCAATATTCCCATCATTATCTACTGTTCCATATTCGCTGACACTAACATCTGTATTGTCAGGAACGATTGTTAATTCTGTGGACCAATATTTATTTGCTCCGCCAGAAGTCTTTTTAATTGAGATCATGTATTTTACTGATCTCCACTCACTTGCTAAAAAGTTATCAAATATTGTGGTATTTTCAATACCGTTAATTGTAACTTCATTATTTCCATCTGAACCAAGATCAGTAGAACGAGCTGAAGCACTGTCAATTAAGTCTTCGTAATTTGTTTGACTTGGACGATCTCCAGTTTGAAATAAAGCTTTTACACTTGCGATTGATATTTTAGCCATATGCTGATTATATCACACTTATATTAGATAATATAGTTAGAAAAACCAATAATTTGAACACCAATTCCAGGCGGAGCTAATGGGTTTACCCCATCTATTCCAATATTTGTAATTCGTAATTTAAAAGGTAAAGTTTCTTTTACTTGAACTTTTTTATAATAACCAGTATTTCTTGCTTTTGAAGCTTTAGGTTTTATATCAAATACAACTTTTGAATAATGGTTTACATCTAAAACTTTTACTTTAGCCATTTGTTATGACTCTTGATCTGTAACTTCGCCAATCATAACCATTTCTCCTTGGCATACCGTCCAAACTCTGGTAGCATCTGATAGTTGAACATCAAATACATCTGCAGTTAATAATTGTTTAGATTGTGCTGGTGTCAAAGATAATGTAAATTCTCCAGGCCCGTCAAGATCTGATGGAGTTGGTGTTAATGTAAATAATAGATCGTCTCCAACATTATCAGAGTATCTTCTAAATTGAGATCTAATTGTCCATAAGTCAACATCAATAGGATCACCTAAATCATCTTGTACATAAATTCTAAATGCTGCACTGTCTCCAGTAACGATAGTCCAATTAATTAGCGGTGGTCTATTTCCTAGATTATAAGTTGTTGGGGCTTTAACTGATGTTAGTGCACTCTCATCTTTATTTCTATAATTTACCATTATGCTAACCCTGCTTTCAATGCTGCCCAAGTTCCATTACCTGTTGGTTTACCAACAATTATAACACCAGTAGTTGCGTGTGATTTTGCTACTACTCCTACTGCTGTTCCTCCAGTTGTTGGTTGAGTTGCTGTTAATCCCCCAGAAGTTCCAGTGTAAAGAATATTTCCAGCGGTATAGGAAGAAGTATTAACATTACTAAAAATACCAGAAATAATAACTACGCCGTCAGTTGCTGTAGCAAAAATATCTTTAGCTAAACCTAACATAGGATAATTCATTGTGTTAGTTAGTTTAGTTACTTGTGGTTTTCCGCTGGTACTATTAAATCCAGAAACATAAACAGGATCACCCTTGGCAATAGAAACACCACTAACATTTGTAACTTCAATTGATATATTTGACTCAGTTGCAAAAAGAACCGATTCCATACGCTCAGCCAAAGACTGAATATCTCCCACAATATCAACTGGGTCGCTTGCTAAGGGATAAGGAAAATCGTAAATTGAAGTCTCAGCCATAATCTTATTATTATACCACTTCCTAAGAAAGTTATTGAAAAGTTATAAAAATGTTACCTAAAGTTTGCTTTTGAGGTCATTTTTATGTTATACTTAATACATGCTACCAACAGGTAGCATTTGTTCTCTAGGAGGTTATTATTATGAGAAGAGACAAGCAAGCTTGGATTGGAATCCTAGCATTAGTTGGTGTTATTGCACCTTTTAGTAACTCTGCTAATGCGTCAAGTACCGAAAATAATTTACTAATAAATAAGTCTGTAGATGCTCCTGCCTCCGACAAGGAGGCATTTGTTGTTTCTAAGGCAAAAATGTTAGCTAAATTTGAAAACAAAACACACTTAACAGATAAAGAACTAAAGCAACTCCTTTCTCTTGTAGGGTTTGAGGGTAAGGATTTAGTAGTAGCTTGGGCTATTGCTAAAAAAGAATCTAATGGTCGTCCATTGGCATACAATGGCAATCATAAGACTGGAGACTCCTCTTATGGGATGTTTCAAATTAATATGATCGATAATCTAGGTCCTGATCGTAGAGATAAGTTTGATCTAGATACAAATGCTGAGTTATTCAATCCCGTAAAAAATGCGGAGATTGCATACTATATGTCCAACGGGGGAAATGACTGGTCTTCTTGGAAAGGTATTACACCAAAGACTAGGGCTTGGATGCAAAAATTCCCTAAATAAAACTTTAGGTAATAAAGAACCTCTACTGTAAAAAGTAGGGGTTTTTTATTTTAAACTATATAATATTTTTTAAATTTTAATTTATTTTTTTAACACTTTAAGCGCTTGTAGTAAATGATCCAGATTGAGATGCTGAAAGTCCAGTCTGGTTTAAACCTGAGTAAAGAGTAACCGTGAAGGTATAAAACGTATTAGCAGTAAGACCACTAACAAGAGCTGGAAATACCATATCAGTATTTGAATAGCCACTTGACACTGTTACTAAAATTGATTGGAATTGGCTGTAGCTGCCGCCAATTTGAGCGTGATTTGGTCCCCAGATTTGATTTTGACCAAGAGGAACACCTGCGCCGAAAGCACTTGTATTAGTAATAATTGGGCCAGCAGTAAAGTATGGGAAGAATGGGAAGAATGGTGGGAAGAATGGGAAGAATGGTGGGAAGAATGGCCCTGGCGCTACTGGAGTAAATGAATTACTAGCAGCAGAACTTAGAGAATCTTGAACGGTATTATTTAATTTAACAACTGCGGTATAAGAAGTACCATTAGCTAAACCAGAAATAGTAACTGGAGATGAAGATCCAGTTCCAGTAATTGAACTTGGAGTTGTAGTTGCTGTATAAGTTAAAGATGTATTAGGTTTCCCAGTATTATCTGGAGCAGTAAAGGCTACAGATACACTAGCATTACCAGCAGTTGCAGCTCCAATAGTTGGAGTTCCTGGCTGGCGATTATCTGAAGAACCCGTTACTCCTGGAATTGGCATTATGCAATCAAGTCTCCTGCAAGTACCCAAGTATCTGTATTTAGCTTTATTAATGTTGCCATTGATCCAGCTGCACGTATTTTTGCTCCTGGGGTTGCATATGAAGTAATTCCAGCGGTGAAAGCAACTGTAACTCCTGTTGTAAGTGCAATTAAATGTATTTGAGTTCCGATAGGATACGCAACTGTTGCGTTAAGTGGAACGGTAAAAGCATAAGCACCATTCATTTGAACTAATGTGCTAGCATCAGATAAAACAAATGTATACCCTGCAGTCTTAGCAGTTGTATTTACATTAAAAGGTTGAAAATTTAAAAGACTTGTTCCATTACCAACTTGAATTTGTTTGTTTGTAGTATCCCAGGAAATTTTTGCATCTGTTACAGAAGATGACGTAGTTAGGGTATCTGCAGCAGCAGGAGTAGCCCATGATAATCCAGAAGCTGTTGCGCTGTTTGCAGTTAAAATTGTTCCATTAGCTCCAACAGTTACAACAGATAAGGTATCATTTGCTGATGCTGAAAGTAAATCACCTTTTGCGTTAAAGCTTGAAGCTTGAAGCGATCCTGATGTATCAATAGCGGTAATTCTTACATCTAGGTCATTAAGTGTATATGCAATTGATGGATTAATTAAATTAGCTGTATTTGTTTCAGCTGTATTAAAAGTATAAGATCCATAATGGTATGCTTTAAATGCAGCTTGGATATCAGCTGGGTCAGCAAGACCTGGAATTTTTGTTGGTACTAAAGTACCTATGCTTTCGACTGCCATGAATCACCTCTCCAAGAATTATATCACAAGATGTGATTAAGATTCATCTATTCCTGCAACTATTGATATAAATAGATGGGTAGTTACGGTTCCATCTAAAGGAATCCATTCTGCTGGTCCTGAATCATCATCATACTCTACTGCGTTAAAATTGATTACAAGGTTTGTTCCTGCTCCAGCAAGAGCTGGTATAGACATAGAGGAGGCAAGTGGATTTGAATGTGCGATACTATATTGAATATTAAAATTTTCTGCTGTAAGTCCTGAAACGCTTACAATATTTGAGATTGGAATACTAATTTGTGCTGCACCAGCATTATATGTTGTTAGGTGTGTTTCAGAATATATTACGGGATTCATATCAAGAACTTGAATCCACTCATTTCCACCAGGTTGTGCTACATATTGATAAAGATATCCATAGTCTGCTCCTGGAGCAATGTTGATATACATATCATTTAGAATTAAAGTATTTCCAAATAAAACACCACTAGTTGTTGATAAATCAGGATCTCCAGAACCAACAATGAATCTATTGCCACGAGTTCCAGTCGGACCAATATCAACTAATACCTCAACAATATTTGGTGGGCCTACAACTGTTATATCATCAGTAGATACTAATACTTCAGGCATTAAGCAGCACCTGTAATATCATTTGTTACTGTCATTGTTCCAGTTAAAACTGTAAATATAACATCTGGGTTTGGAGTTGCATCAGTTATTTGAACATCATATACATATGTGCCAGCTGCGAAAGTTCTTCCTACTGACGGAACAATTGTACAAGTTATAATGTTTGTTACATCATTTACTACTGCTGTAGCTGCAGTTCCTGCTATACCTCTTGCAGTAGCAATTGTAAAGATTGCAGTGTAACCAGTTAGATCAAAAGCTTCTCCGTTGGAGTTTTTTGGTTGAATAACAAATTCTGCTGTATCGCCACGATAGTAATTAAAATTATAAGTTCCTGGAAATGCCATGATTCCTCCTAATATATTATACCACTAAGACACTGATATATACATGCCCTTTAAAATAATTGTACTTTCGCTATCTGTTCTTGCCTGAATTATTCCACCCTCAGATTTAATCTTTGATATGTCTATGTACAGAGTTTGATTGAATGACATTTCGTATGGATATTTATATTTTAACATTCCTATATATCCTGTTGGTGATTCAACTCTTGGAATATATGTTCTTAGCCAAGCTTCTGTGCTATTTGAGTCCGTGCTTAAAATAATGTCATATCTAATGTCGACTTTTGCTCCTACTTTTAATTGTTTAAAATTAATTCTTCCAGTGTTTTGATTCCACAATGAAACTCCTCCTATTGGAAGAAATGATAATATATTATTTTCTGGATCTTCGTCTATTGATAAAGTTACCCAACCATCATCTCCTCTATTTGGACCAAGATGTATTTGTCTTTTATTTTTATTTTCGTAGTATGCCCACCCAGGATATTGACCAGACTGACTTTCGTATGATTGACCGTTACTTTTTCCAGGTTCTCCTTTAGGTCCTTGTGGTCCTTCTGGGCCAGGTTTTCCGTCTTTGCCTGGTAATCCACGCTCTCCTCTTGGCCCTTCTGGGCCTTGTGGTCCCTGTGGTCCTATATCGCCTTTTTCTCCAGTCATTCCTGGTACGGCAATATACTCTGTGTTTCCTTGTATTGACTGTTGGGTTAACTGAACTGTCTCAGCATATTTCTTCTTTGGAAAGTCCATGCTTTTTGACATGCACTATTTTACCTTAAATGTTTTTTTACCAATTTTAATAACAGGTGGCAAATTAGTTTGTGGAGTAGATACTTTTACAACAGGCATTAAAGGCTCGTTCCGCTAACATCACCAAGGACGCAAATAGTTCCAATAACTGGAGTCCAAGTTGTATCTTCACCTTCTCCAGAGCCAGCTGGAATTACAACTTGCAAATCAAAAGAAAGTTCTGCTACTACAGACCTGTAGGCTGTGCCCCAATTTGCGGTAGTCCCAGAGGATGCTTGAATTTCACCATAACCTAGTCCAGAAACAACAGGAAGATCATCTAATACTTGACCACTTGGATCATAGGCTGTAGCAATGTAAGTCCAGTCTGTGGTATCGTATTTTGTTACTTCATCGTCCTCAAAAAATTCAATTTTAAGGTTTGCGCTGTCCCCACGAACTACTGTCCATTTAATATTTGCTGGAGTAGCTCCATATTTATCAATTGTAGGGGTACACATAATAATTGATTATACCATAAAACTAACACCTAGGCGCAATGGGTGGGGTGGGTAGCTTCCTAGGTGTTAGCTCTTAAATTATATCTTATTTTATTAAAAATCCAGTAATATACAGAGTTTAATAACAAAAAGTTATAATAAAGCCATATTAATAAATTGTTATAAAAAGTTATAATTCAAAACGGGATATCAATACAAAACCCAGTAATGTCTATGCTATACTTAAAATATATAAAGAAAAGAATATACTATAGTTAAGGTTTTTAAGTATATTATATATATTAGTAAATAGGTAAATTAGATTGTTTTGCTATATCTAAGTAATTAACTATATCACCATTATACATTATTTGAGTATTTAAATCAAAGCTATCTTTAAAATCTTTTGAATGAATAAAATAATTGTCGACATAGCATAAACCATATTTATTTTCTAAAGATCTTATAGAGAAACAATTCCATACTGGTATTCCAGGTATGTTGTTAGGTAAACTATTTTTGTCTTTTAACATTTTTTCACATTCTAAAATTGTGTCATCTAAAATTAATTTTATGGTTTTGCTATTTTTTGTAGCAGCAAAGTTTGAGCAATTGATTGACCCAGTATAGCTTTGAAATCCATTAGAAGTAGAAAGCATATCTTCTTCATTATAGTATTTTTTTAGCATATCATCTAGAGGCATAGTACAGATAGAATCCATGTCAGCATATACTCCTCCATGTGTGTATGTAACTACCATTCTCCACATGTCTGCTCTATTTATACCGCTTGAAATTTTATATATACTGTATAACTTATCGTTATAATCTTTTACGTCTTGCTCTCTTTGTTTGGAGTCAGCATATCTATGCTCCCAGTCTGGATTTAGGTTTTTCCAAGTTCCTATTATATTTTTCTGAAATGGCAATAGGTTTTCAAACTCAGATTCTTCGGTCTGCCAAATTATTTTGGGGATCATAAGGACTACTTAGATTTAGATATATACTCTAAAAGAACATCATACATATGATCTAGTTTTCTATTCATATCTGATCGTTTTGCATCTGCTTCGTTAATACGCTGTTCAAGTCTTGAAATTTGATCTTTCATCGATGAGCCTGAATTGGGTTTAAGTTCGACGAGATAATGCTTTACGAGAAACTTGATCCCGCCTGCCATAATACCTACTATGGTCAATACACTTAAAATTAATGCTGCCCAGTCTTGTATAGTCATGATAAGATTATTATATCATTATATAAGTTTTAATTTCGACGGGATATACAATTCGCCGAAAATAGAGATGTAACACCTTTTGATTTAATTAATGGTTCGCCCAGAATTGAAAGAGACGAGAGAGCAGTTCGCCTAGAAATTTGTAAAACCTGTGATTGGTTTAGGCCTAAAACTCAAACATGTAAGAAGTGTGGATGCTTTATGCCTGCTAAGTCTATGTTGTTAAATGCTAAATGTCCAGTGGGTAAATGGTAAGAGGCCAGGAAGAATTTATATTCCCCGAAATTTTTAATTATAACAAACCGTTATATATAAAAACCTTATTTGTTATGGTCTGATTCGGATTTACAGCTACATCCATTACAACAAAAATCTGAAAATATTTTCATAGCCA